TTCATCAAAAGAAAAATACTTTCTACCTGCTTGTAAAACCATTTTTTGCCAACTGTCTGCATATTTCTTTTTAGCAAACACCATATAATTATATAAAAATCTATCTCTACCATCAGTAAAAGTCATCTGCTCTTTAGTTAGTTTCTGTAAACATGGTGGTCCATCTTGAAATTCTTCACCACCACCTCTTAGTTCTTGATTAATTAAATCTTCTCTTACATTTTTAAAATTTTTAGGATCAACTAAATTGAGTTTAACTACTTCCATAAAAGTTTGAAATGGCATTAACGTTCCATCTAAGTTTAATGCTTTTCTATCTTCACCATTGTAAGGTAAGTTAATGAAGTTTCCATTTGATAAAGTTCCATCAATAGATCTTAATTGTGTTTGTTTAGGAAATATTTCTGTAGCTTGTGGTAGTTTAAATACAAATAATAATTCTTCTAAAAAATTTCTTATCTCTTTTGCTTTTACCAATCGAGTAGTGAACACATATAAATGTAGTCCACCACTCTTAGATAGGATAGGGATGATTGGTAATTTCTTTTCTTGAATTACTTCAAGATAGAATTTTCTGTTTATTGGATATTGGTCAACATCTATTGCACCAAATCTTGCCATACCTTCATCAGTACATGGTTGTATACCAATTGACTTTAAACCCTTGATATGGTCTTCGTAATCTTGATCTGTAACTGGACTTTTAGTCCATTCATGTTTCCATTTCTTTTTGCCTGTTTCCGGATCTACGTATCCTTCATCTATTTTACAGACACCATAACTTCTTTTTAAACCACTAAAATATTCTATGTACTCTTTCATATATTCCTATCCATTTAATTTTTAAGGAGGGCCAGTCTCCCGGCCCTTACCTTTTCTTGCAAGTATTCCTTTAAGGAATTAGATAATATCTTCTGACTTTGTTTGTTCAACTTTCTCATACTTAGGTTTATTAAACCCAGCTGATACTTGTTTTTGAAACTCTTGAGCCGCAGTATATGCTGCTGCATCATATGAATCAGATACATCTAACATTCTAACCAAAGATGGTTTATAGATATGCCAGTTTTTATCTCCAGCACTTTTTTCTACAGTTTTTAATTTAAAGATTGCAGAGTATGCTGCCGGTTGAAAAGAACCTTTATCATCTGACATTCTTAAATTAGAAATAAGATTATTAAGTTCTCTTGCCGGTGTAAGATTAGATGATCTCATTGTGATCACCGCTTTTCTTGGCTCATCATTTACCATTGCAAGTACAAAGAAGTACATAGTTTTCTCAACATAGTTACCATTTGATAATCTATATTTGATACCTCTAATTTCTTCTTGTGCATCTGCAGGTGGTGTTAAATGAGTTCCAACTGGTGCTGATGGACCATCACCTTTTTCCTGCCATTCTGGATATCTAGTTTGTGAATGTGCAACTATAATATCCAAACCTTTACTGCCATCTATTAGTTTTCCAAAACTATTAGAATATATCATTCCAGGTTGTGCTCCTTCAACATACTTAGCATTTCTTGAGTTACACTCTGGTGATAGTTGGTGTAAGATTTTTAGAATCGGTGTTGATACGTCATCTGATTTAATTTCCTCTGCACCTTTACCTGAATCGGCTCTAAGGTTTACAGCGGCTAGTGCGCCTGCACTATTCTTTTTTACTATTTCTTTTTCCATAGTAATTTACTCCTTAATTGTTATTAGTTTATTTTTTATTAGTAACGCTCGTACTATTTTTTTCATACGAACTAAATAGATCAGAAGGAATATCTTGACCTTTGTCTTTTATTTCCTTCATCACTACAGAGAGTGAAGCAGAGTGAACCTTCTCATCTTGAGTTGGTTCAAACCCCTGCTCCCTCGCAAGACCGGCATATTCGACAGCCTTGTTATCTTCGCCTTGGCCAAATGTTACTGTAATATTATTTTTTACAATATCACCTAAGCCATTGTCTCGAAGCCATTGTATCGCTTCAGCTTTTTTATCAGCTTTTATTGAAGCAAAAAACCTATTCTTAACAGATAGTTCTGAACCATCTTTTAACTTTAAGGTTTTTAAATTCATCTTGTCCATTAGTTGAGGAATAGTAAATCCACTAATGTAATCGTGTTGTGATTTTAATTCTTTTAATTTTATTTCTGCTGCTAGTACTTGTGCACCAACAGATTTTAATTGTTCTATTGCTTCTGATAATTCAGTCGGATCAATTATGTCCGTTTGATCAGGAGCATCTTGTCTTAAATTAATATTCATATAATTCCTTTCGTAAAAGGTATATATAGGAGAATTTTATATTGTCAACTAGTTTTGAAAAATATTTATTTCGATTGGATAATAAGTTTTTTCCTGTCTGTCCCATTTTAACAACTTATATTTTCCGTTAGTCATATCAGAAACTATTGAACATGTCACTCCAATAATTGCAGGGTCACCTGATAATAATAAGTAATCATCAGTTGTAAAACTTTTTAATTTATCTCTTATTTGAAAAATTAATGGACCAGGTGAAAAAATCATTTGAGCTTTCGCAGGAAGCATGACCGTAATTTCGCCATATTTTTGTGCACCCATTACATTATACTTGGGTTGACCTGTTTCTCTATCTACAGGAATGTCTTGTACTAAATATACTTTGCTCATTGACTTTTATACTTTTATAAACTATATACACTTTTAGAAAGAAAAAGCAAATTATGAACTATAAATTTAAAACTAAGCCATACGAACATCAATTAGATGCGTTAGAAACTTCTTGGAATAAAGAAGTATTTGCCTATTTTATGGAAATGGGTACAGGAAAATCAAAGGTATTACTAGATAATGCAGCCATTTTATATGATAAAGGTGAGATAAATGCATTGTTATTAATTGCACCAAAAGGTGTATATAAAAATTGGTACGATTCTGAAATACCAGATCATTTGCCAGATCATGTTGATAGAAAAATTGTTCTTTGGAAAACATCTGACAAAAGTATTAAACAGAAAAAATTATTAAATACTTTATTTGAAAAAGGTTCTGATCTTCGTATTTTAATTATGAATGTAGAATCATTTAGTTCAGGTAATGGTTCTGATTTTGCATATAAATTTTTAGCAGCACATCCTAAATCAATGGTTGCTATTGATGAAGCAACTACAATTAAAACACCTACATCAAATAGAACTAAAAATATTTTATCATTAAGTAAACATTGTAAGTATAGAAGAATACTTACAGGATCACCGGTAACTAAATCGCCTTTAGATTTATATAGTCAATGTCAATTTTTAGATCCTTGGTTATTAGATCATCAATCTTATTATACATTTAGAGCAAGATATTCTGTATGTAAAAAGATACAAGTTAATGGTCGTCAAGTAGAAATAGTTGTTGGTTATAGAAATCTTGGTGAGCTATCAGAAAAGATAAAAAGTTTTTCTAAAAGAATATTAAAAGAAGATTGCTTAGACTTACCAGAAAAAACTTATGTCAAGCATTATGTTGAACTTACAAAAGAGCAGCAAAAAGTTTATCAACAAATGAAAAAAGAAGCAATAGCATTTTTAGATAATAAAATGCAATCATCTGCTACTGTTATGACTCAATTAATGAGACTTCATCAAATAACTTGTGGACATTTTACTGCAGATGATGGTACCATAAAAGATTTACCTTGTGCACGTTTAACAGAGTTAATGAACATTTTAGAAAATGTTGAAGGTAAAACTATTATATGGTCACATTATACTTATGATGTAAAAAGAATTATAAAAGAAATACAAAAAGTATATGGTGAAGAATCTGTTGTAGATTATTTTGGTGAAACAGATACTGATGCTAGATCAAAAAATATTAAAAGATTTCAAAACGATGATAAGTGTAGATTTTTCGTAGGTACCACACATACCGGCGGATATGGTATTACACTCACCGCCGGTAGTAATATGGTTTATTTCTCTAATGGTTATGATTTAGAGAAGCGTCAACAATCAGAAGCAAGAATTGATCGTATAGGTCAAACTAAAAAGATGACTTATATTGACATCATGGCTCAAGATACAATTGACGAAAGAATAGTTAAAGCTCTCCGTAATAAAGTAAACATCGCAAATACAATTATGGATGAAGACTTTAGAGAGTGGATTTAATCTATTTTTATTTGTTTTGGTTTTTTAGATTCAGGTGGATTATACTCTAATTCAACATTGAGCATACCATCTGCTAATTTACCACCCTTACATTCAACATAATCTGCTAATTGAAATTGTCTCTTAAACGATCTCTTAGCAATACCTTGATGTACATAGTTAGATAAATCTTCTTTTGATTTACCTTCTATGATTAGTACGCCATCTTTTACTTCAACAGATACTTCATCTTTTTTGTATCCTGCTAAAGCAAGTTCAATAACATACTTACCTTCAGATGCTTTTCTTATGTTGTAGTGTGGGAAACCAGAATTGATTGATGTAAGATAGTCGAATCTATCAAACATATCTTCAAAACCGATTGCGTTATTTAGGAATGTACTTAGATTTGTCATATTAACCTCCATGTTAGACAGTTTATGTATAGGCCCTCCTAAAGCGACCTAGGGTTAATATAATTATTTTTTTAATTAATTCAAGAATAGATTAAATAATCCTGTTAGGGTCAGGATTGTTGTAAATGCACCACCAATAATCCAGTACAAAAGACGATCTGTTTTCTTTTCAACGTCTTCTACTTTATTATTTATTTTTTCAATATCTCTATGTAAATGATTGATATCTTTTTTCACGCCTTCTATGTGTCCATATAGTGCCATTAAATGTTCTCCTGTGTCTTCTGGATGTTTACCGTTAGCCATTAGAATTCAACCCCCGCTGAATAAAAAACCCAATAGTGTGATACTATCTGACCGCCCAAATAAATCATTATACTAAACCTCTTTGTCTTAAACGAATTTGTTTTTCTTCTTCAGATAATAAAGCATTTTCAGTTGGCGTCAATCCCTGATTCATGGTGCCTGTAGCCTGCTGTATTGGTGGTTGTACTACTTGTGGATTAGGCATAGGTGTTTGTGGTAATGCTGCAGATCCTAATGGATTAGTATCA